ATTGGCTGGACATTCCACAAGTGTACAGAGAGGAGTTAACCATATTAGAGTTGATTAATGGAGCTGACAGTCAGGAAGGGTAGAGAGTACGTTCACATAATCCTTGAGAATGATAAGCAAGTGATTTACTATGCAAAGAAATACATGAAACAAGGCTTTGAGGTTTACAGCATCTGCAATGATAAGACTGTGCAACTATTGTGTAAAACTTCCTGAATAGGTATTAAAATTGCAAAGAACTTTGACATATCAAAAAAGCCGACATCATAAATGAGCTGACATCAGCCGAATGGTTGAGGGAAGTTTGTGAGAAGATAGGGAAGCACCAAGCCAATGATTTATATCAGGAGGTATTTTTAATAATCTGCGAAAAGGATGAAGATTGGATATTGGAAAAATATAACAGTGGATATTGGGAAGGGCTTGTCATTCGTATCGTGGTTAACCAGGCTTACGGTCAATATACCCGTTTCAACAAGTTATTCAAACAAGAGCCAATGTTGGACAGTTCTAAACTTGAGATTCCTGATCATGATGTTGATTACCGCAACGAGATACTGCACTACTGCATTGATATTGTACTCAGAGAGTACGATTGGTATCATACTAAAATATGGAAGCTGTATTCTGAAGGTGGAAGGAACATTAAACCAAAATCAGCACGATCAATCAGCAGAGCAACGGGCATTAGTAGGCACGAGATAGACAAAGTCATAAACGAAATAAAATACAAAGCAAACAAACAATTCAAAAAATATGAGCCTTACATTTGAGATATTAGGACTCGCCTCCGCAGGAGTAATTCTTGTAAGAAACTTGACATATCGGCTCAAGGTTAAGCCATTTACCTGTGAGCTATGTCTAGCGTTTTGGTTGAGTGTACTGTACTTCCACTCCTTGGAGGGGGTCTTATTCTCATTTGCGGCAGGAATGACAGCAGCGATATTGAACAGATATGTATGAACTAAAGGACATTAACGAAGTAATTGACACATTAAAAAGACATTTAAAATACCGAAGGGGCTTTGCCATAAGTCAACCACGACCGAGCGAAGTCAACGAGGCATTAAAAAAAGTAATCAGAATACTAAATGAACAAAGAACAAATTGACTTCATCCTCACCGAGATGTTGCCGGTGTTTCAGAAATGGAAAGAAACACAAGTGCTAAAAATGACACCTGAACAAAACGTGGAGTTCAGAGCAGTGTACCTACAAGAGATGGGGAAACCACTTCCAACGTGCGGCAACTGTGTAGTTGAGGGAATGCTCTCAATGATTATTAGAGCTGAGGCACAGAAGAAGGAGTTGAACACTCTTGCTGATGACGAGCAGCCCGTTAAAAAAAAGCGTAGAAAACGTGTCGTGCGTAACGAAGATAATTCAACAGGATTGGGCGAAGGATAAACCTTGGCTCGTTGTTGGTACTGGTCCATCTCTTGAGAGGTGGGATGCTTCTATGATGTTAGACTATAACGTTTGGACAATTAATGGAGCATTGGAAAAAACACGATACGCAGATATAGCAGCCTTTCATGATCCACCCATCTACAACGAACCACAGAAATACATAAACGGAAAATACAAGGCACGTTTTATTCTGACCAGAACCTGCAATAAAAAGATATACGACAACACAATCTTTGTGCAGTTTAAGATTGATCCAAATGTGGGGCATTATACATTCAGAACATTCAACTCAAGCTCATTTGCATTTGAACTATTGATGAATAGATTTGACCAAGTATATACGTTAGGAATAGATGGAGGTCGTGAACTATACCAAGGATTGACTGAACACTATATCAGAGGAGAGCAAGGCACAAACTTTAACGCTCACAATCAGCATATGCACGAGCTAAAAAATAGAACGGATTGTCAAGTAATTAGGCTTTGAAGAAGCACACAAAAATATATCTGAAGGAAATGAACTACCATCCCACCGATTGGATACCTTGTGAACTATGCGGTGACACAGCCGTTGACATTCATCACATAGAGGCAAGAGGTATGGGTGGAGGAAACAAAGACACGATTGACAATCTAATGGGATTGTGCAGGTCATGTCACATTGAATACGGTGATAAAAAACAATTTAAGTCAATGCTGAAGGTAGTCCATAATATTAAGATGAATGAACGTAATTACAAAGTAAGAACAAAGTAATGAAAGAGATACCAGGCAGAAACGGAGGAACTCTAAAAGTACCTGAGAAAGGGGAAACTGCAAACCCTAACGGCAGACCTAAGAAGTTCACCACCTTGATGAAGGAGGAGGGGTACAAACTCTCAGAGGTGAACGATAGCATTCAGGCTATTATGGCAATGGATGAACAAGAGATTAAAAAGGTACTCAAGAACGAAGGAGCAACCATGCTTGAGAAGACAGTTGCAAAGGCTATCATTAAATCGTATGAGAAAGGCTCACTCTATTCAATGGATACTTTACTCAGTCGGGTATATGGTAAGCCAAAGGAAACCGTAGACGCAACCGTGGAGGCAAAGGTTGTTAACGTGACACTTAATTTAGATTGATGATTTTACACGGGGATTGTTTAGAGCAAAGCGAACAGATAGAAAGTGGTTCAGTTGATATGATATTGACTGACCCTCCTTATGGGAATATGGACACAGACGGAGGTCGCAAACTTGGTATAAATAATTGGGATAAAACTATTCACCCGAAAGACATTTTTAGCATTGCAAATCGCATATTAAGAAAGAACGGCAAACTAATTCTGTTTAGTCAAGAGCCTTATACATCTGAACTAATCATTAACGCAATACCTAACGTGCCGTTTAGTTATCGGATGATATGGGAAAAAGATAGTTTTGCAAATGCTTTAGGTTCAAAGAAAGCACCCGTTTCATACTTTGAGGATATACTTGTATTTAGTAAGACACATACAAAGCATGACTTCGAAGGGCTGCATCCGTTAAGAAAATACTTTAAGAAAGTGATGGATTTTATAGGGTTTAACAAAAAAACAATTATTGAAATCATAGGGCAAAAGGCTGACCATGTTTTAAGAGTTGATTCAACGCAATTTAGCCTATGCACAGAACCAACTTACAACGAACTAATAGAACATTTTAAGATTGACAAAATGCAAGGCTTTAAAACATTTTCAGAACTTAAGCCAATAGACCAAGAATACAGAACAGAACTAATAGAAAGAATGAATAGAGAAGCACCTCATACATTCAACCTTTGGGAAGGCAAGAAATACAAAAGCAACATACTCAAATATAAAAAGGACTACAACGGCTATCACCCAACACAGAAACCAATCGCACTACTTGAGGACTTGATTAAGACGTACAGCAACGAAAACAATCTTGTAGTAGATTTGACCTGTGGAAGTGGAAGCACAGCAGTTGCAGCGATAAACACAAAGAGAAAATATATCGCAATAGAGAAGGAGGAGAAATACTACAACATCGCACAAGAGCGAATCAAAGAAGCAAACAAACCTAAGCTATTTTAATATGGATGAAATTACATTTTTAGGCAATGCCTGGTCTGATGACTACGGCTTGAACATCACGGTAAACGTGGACAAATTCAAACAAGCTCTTGCTGACGGGAAGCTTGAGATTAACAAGTACGGAGATGTGCGAATCAGAGTGCAGAAACTCAAAACTCAAAACGACAGGTCAAAGGCAACCCACTATGTGGCAGTGCCAAGACCACCGAAGGAGAAGGATGATATGCCTTTCTAATGAGGGTACTTCTATTACTTGACGGAATGAATGGGGTGAGCTTTCACAGGCTATACACCCCTTACGTCAAAATTCAAATTGACTACGGCATCACAGTTGATGTGTCCGTGGATCAGAATGAGTGGGCAGACCTACCATTTGAGAAATACGATTGCGTGGTATTCAACCGATGGCTTGGTAAGTTGCAATACAACATCTTACCGGTACTGGCTAAAAAGAAAATCCCTTTCATTGTTGATATTGATGACTATTGGGTTCTTCCAAAGTACAACCCAGCGTACAAGTTCTATCGTGCTTACATCAAGAACGGCATCAAGGACAGTTTGCACTATGCCGATGCAGTGATGGTTACTACTCCGCAACTGGAGGAGAAGGTGAAAGAGTTCAATACAAAC